ACGGGGCCGAAGCCCCGTCCAACCCGACGGCTCAACTCATCAGGGGGGAGGAAGCGTTACGCGCCGTAGTGGGCCGCGCGGTACATGATCGTCAGGCCCACCGTGCCGGCCGCCGACGTGCCCACCGCCGGCAGGAACCCGGCCAGCATGCGCAGCTGCGCCCCGCTGGCAGAACCCGAGGCCGGGTCAGGCTGTCGCGGCGCCGAGGCCACGCATGCGCGCGTCGTCGGTCGCGCCATGCCACCGGCTTGTCCGATCGTCGAGGCCGACAGCCACACCGCGCCGCCGTTGGATGCGCTGGTATCCAGCGCCGTCTTGGCCGCGTTGGCAATGCCTACGCTGATGGTGGTGCCGGCGCCCGTGTCGATGTCCGTAGAGTCCAGGATGAAATCCACCGGCACGCAATCGACCGGCAGTTCACCGAACTCCAGGACATCGTTGGCCGCCAGCGCTGCCGTCACCGCCACCGTCATGCGCACCGACACGATCTCCGAACCGATCGGCGTGGGCATCGGGCGCAGGCCGCGCGCGTAATCACTCTGAAAATTTGCCATCTTTGCTCTCCTTCAATCCATCAATGGGTTAGGCCGGATCCACCGCGTAGGTGTCCAGGGAAATCAGGCCGAAGTCACGGCTCGTGCCGTCGATCGTGAACGCCGTCTTCTTCACACCGAAGATCGAAGACGTCGAGATCACCGCCTGATTGCCGTTGTCGCGCGACTCCTCGTGCCAGTCGAAGCGCAGCCCCGTGCCCGGCGAGCCGAACGCCACCACACCGGCCTGACGGCCCATGAACAGCGCCCGCGCCGCCGGCAGGTTGCTGCCCGAGCCGTAGTTGGTGAAGCGGATCACCGCGCGATGCTCATGCAGCACCACCCCACGGTGATAGCCCATGCCACCCATGAAGATGGGCGACTTGTTCCCCACCGCCGTCGCCAGCGCCTTCTGCACGTCCAGCCACTGGCCGGTGTTGGTGTTGTTGCGCAGGCTGTGCGCCTGGAACGGATGCATCACCAGCACGTAGCGCTCCTCGCCCTCGATGCGGATCGGCTCAATCGCCGGGATGCCCGAGGTGCCGCCGCCCATCGTCGAGGCCCGCGTCACCGCGCGCTCGATCAGCGACAGATCCATCGGCATCGCGTTGGTGATCGTGGCCGCAGAAGTGGCCGCACCGGCGTAGAGGATGTGCTGGCTGTCCGGCGAAACCAGGCTGTTCTGCGCGAACCCCGTGTAGCTCGACGGGAAGATGTAGTCCGTGTTGGCGCCACGCGAGCCCGACAGGTACATGAAGATCAGTTCGTCGAACACGCGCGCCCACCACTCACCCTGGCGCACCCGCGCGATCTTGCGCAGATCGTGGATCGTGCGCTTGCGCGTCATGCGCCCGCCGGTGTTCACGCCCCCGCGCATCTGGTCGATGTAGACGGAGTCCGTGTAGAACTTGAGGTCTTCTTCCTTGCCCTCCAGGGTGTTGTCGCCTTCGACCGGCTGCATCTTCAGCTGCATGCACAGGTCGTAGGAGATGTTCTCCCCCGCGTCGGATTCCAGCTGCGGCAGGGTTTGCAGAGGCGTCTGTGCCTCCACGCCCACGCCCATGAACTTGCGATTGAAGTAGGACTCTCGGCCCACATCCACCGCGAGAAACGCGCTGTACTTCTTCACTGCTTTCGGGTCGTTCAGACCCACGATCGTACGTGCCATGTTGGAGTGCTCCTTTCACTGCGTTGACATGGACGCACTCCTGCGCGTCACCATTCGCACCGGGTATCCCCGGCGCCTCGCGCTCATCGCGCGAATCTCGTTGCTCTAGGTCTTGATGCCGGCCCGCGCCTGCTCCGCGCCCGGCTTCATTGCGGCGCCCTGCTTGCGGATCGTCACCGCGTCATCGGCCAGGAAGCGAAGCCGGGCGCGCTGCCCCGACTTCTCCTCCACCGTCAGCGTCACCCGCCCGCCGTCCATCGACACCGATTCACCGACGCGTACGTCCAGCGTCAGGGCGCGGATGCTCATGCGCTGCGCAGATACCGGTCTTGCTTGGCCGGGCTCATGCGCGCCAGTTCCGCCTCAAGCTCCAGCCCGGAGAGCTTCTCCAGGTAGCCAAACTCGCTCTCGCCCGTCGAGGCATCATCGGCCCCCGCATTGGGCACCGACGACAGCGACGGCGGCACCGAGCGCAGATCCGGCCGGCGTGTCGCATTGGCCGCCTGCCGAGGCGCGGCCTGACTCGGCGCAGCACCCAGGCTGTAGCGCGCCTTCGTCATCCGGTGCGCCTCCTGCAGGAACCACTCCGAATCACGCTCTGCGTTGTCCGGGTCGTTGGCCAGCAGCTTCACCGCCGAGTCCAGGAACTTGTTCAGGTGCGCGTTCTTGGCGTCCGCGTAGTCGATGCCCTCGTTCTTCTTCGCGTCCCGCATGAAGCGCTGCACTTCCCACTGCCACGCCTGCGCAGCCTGCTGGCGCCCCATGTCCTCAAACACCGAGGCTTTCGCCTTCTCGACCGTCAGCCGGTCCCGCTCTGCATCGAGCGCCTTGAACTGCGACAGCATCTCGTCGGAGTCGATGTAGCCGTCGTTGAACGACTGCGCGATCTGCGCGCGCTGCTCATTGAGCGCCGCCAACTGCTCGTCCAGGTTCTCGGCGCCCTGCGCCTCGTAGGTCGGCACGAACGGCCGCTCGCGCGCATCGTCGTCCGTTTCCTCGCCCGCGCTCGCGTCATCGGCCTGGGCCTGGGTCCCAGCATCCTCGCCACCGTCCTCATCGCCGTCGGCATCGCCCACGTCCTCGATGATCTCCTCCAGCGTGCGCCGCTCGTCCTCGTCGCCGCCCATAGCCGCGCGTTCCTCGGGCGACAGGCGCTCCAGCTCGTCCTGCGTCATATCACTCATCGGGTTCAGTCCTCGTTGGTCTTGGCCGCGATCATGGCCATCTCCTCAAGCCGAGCCTTGGCCAGTTCCTTCACCTTGCTCATCCGCTTGGGATCCATCTTGATCTCGCAATAGCGCTGGTACGTGCGCAGATCCTCCTCGGCCTCCCAATCCCGCATGTCCATCGCCACCGTTCTGCTACGTCCCTTCGCCATGTCCTGCTCCTCAAATGAAAAGGGCGACCCCGCAGGGCCGCCCTCGAAACACGTCCGCTGACCCGCTCAGGTCAGTAAGGCATCGGCCTCGGCTTTGGCTTCGAGCCGCCACTGCCGGGCTTCTTTGGCTTCATACCCACGGATCACCTCCTTCGAGAGTTGGTCACACACGCTCAGTCATCATCGTCTGCCGCCGCCAGGAGCGCCGCCAACGTCAGCAGGTCCAACCCTTGTGCCGGCGCGCGTACTGCCGAAGCTGCCGAAGGAGGTCCAACGGCAGTAACGGCAGCCCGCGCCACGGACTCCGACACCACGATCTGCGGCTGCAGCCCCTGCGCCCCCAGCGCTGGCGCGTCCGCCTTGCCTGCGCCGGGCGCCTCCGAAGCCGTCGCAGGCAACGCGCCCGGCGCGGGCGGCACGGCTGCCGTCGTGCGCGCCAGAGACTCTCGCCAGCGCAGCAGCGCCTCGTGCGTCTCCTCGCGCTGCCGGTGCAGCGCCCACGCATCCGCGTCGTCCGCCGCGCGGGAGCGTGGCAACGCCGCAGCCCCGCCGCCGTGTCCCGCATACCCGGACATCAACGGCAATGGCGGCAATGGCGGCATCGCCACTGCAAAGCCATCCGCCCACGGCCCCCCCGCCCACACCGCTACCGCACGCGCCGCAGCAGAGCGCGCCGCTCGCGCTCACTCGGAGCCGCCTCCAGCGCCCAGCACAGCCGCCGCCACCACCCCCGCACGCGCCACATCAATCCACCGCCCACGTGGCGTCATCGAGCAGGCCCAGCGCCTCGATCTGCTCCAGCGGCTTGCCCGCTATCTCGGCCTCGAGCTCGTCGCTGCGCGCGCGGATCGCCTTGACCCACGCCCACAGGGCCTCGATCTGCGCCGCCTCGGCCTGCTGCTCAGGCGTCCACTGATCCGCGCCCAGGCGCACCAACTCGATCATGCGGGCCGCGAGATTGACCTGCCGCCACTCGGGCACCCGCTCCAGGATGCGCCGCCGCGCCTCGGCCTTGATGAGGCCGGGCACCGCGCCCGGGTGCAGGTCGTCGGCCACCTCGACCCAAATGGCCACCCAGCGCCCGCCGCGTTGCACCACCACACGCTCAAGAGATCGTTGCATCGCCGCCCCCATCACCAGATCAACACAATCCGGCCCGGATTGCCGTTTGAGCCGCCGGCGCCGCCCAGCCCAGCGCTGCCGAGACCGTAATCCACATCCGCTTGACCGGCAGGCGTCTGGCCACTGCCAGCGGTCAGGGTCGGCGTGGGCGCCCCAGGCGCCAGCAACAGCGACCCGGATGAGGGCACATAGCCGGAGCCGCCACCGCCGCCACCGCCAGCGGCGCCGGTGTTGTTACTGCTGCTATCGCCCCCGCCGCCGCCGCCGGAGTAATAGCCGCCACCGCCACCGCCACCTATGCCAAAACGATTGTTAGTGTCGCTAAAGTCCCCCGAGCGTCCGCCTTGGGTTCCCGTTCCGAGATAGCTGCCTGCTGTTGGCGCGAGGGGTCCGTTCGTGCCCCCTGCGTTGGTGCCCGCCGCCCCTGGGGCAATCTGCGTGCCGCCAGTGGCGTTGACGCCGAAAGAACCCCCGGTGCTGCCGCCGCTGCTACCGCCGCCAGCGCCGCCGCTGCTGTAGTTTGCCGCGGTTGTAGTGTTGGCAAGCCCCGCCCCGCCGCCCGACCCGCCAATGACCAGCGGCGTCGCAGACGGCAGCGAGGCTCCGCGAAACACCCCGCACAGATTGCCGCCCCAGGACGGCAGAGCGTTGGTGGGCCAAGTAGCTGAGCCAGTAAACCCAGTGAAATCCATTGCAAGCCCGCCAGCGCCGACGCGCACGGTCAGAACCTCGCCGGGCACAACCGCCAGTCGCGCTTGGCCGAACCCACCACCACCGCCGACCCGCGAGAGCGCCCCGCTAGTCGCCCCGCCGCCGCCCGCCCCCCAAACCTTGGCGGTCAACTCCGTGACCCCACCCGGCACGACGAAGCTGTAGGTGCCCGCCGCGTCGTAGATCTGTTGCCCCGGCAACGGCACCCCGCCCACCTCCCCGCCAGCCGTGAAGGTGGCGAGAAAAACCTCGTACTGGCCTGCCGTCGGCGCCGAGGCGAACGTGATGGACAGGTTGTCCTCGTCGGTGAGCGTCACGTCGTAGGCCGACGTTTCCAGCTGCGTTCTCGGCGCGGCTGCGGTGCGCACCAGCACCACAACGTCATAGCTGCCGAAGTTGTGGGCGAGCGCAAACGTGGTCTCGGTGCCGTTCCCCACGGTCTGGGTGAAGGTCTGCACGACCGTCGCATCGATCGCGTCGATTTCCGTCTGCAGTTCCTCGAGCGCGCCTTGCACCGTCAGCGAGGTGAGGTTGCCGGCTGGCGAGACGGAGACCTCAGACGCCTGATAATCCCCGGCTTGCGCGGTGACAACACCGGTGCGCCCGAAGACCGACTCCACCGCGCCGCCGCTGCTTGCGGCAGTGATGGCCGCGTCGAAATCCTCGAGCACCTCTTGCACGTCTGTGCCCGATGAATTGGCCAGCCCTTCAGGGTCGACCGTGATCTCGGTGGCGTCGTAGTCGCCGGCCGTTGCGGTGACAACCCCCGTGCGGCCAAACACCGAGTCAACGGCACCGCCGCCCTCGCTTGCTGCCGTGATCGCGGCGTCCAGGTCTTGCAACACCGCCTGCACGTCAGTGCCGACCGAGTTGTCCAGTTCTGCCGGGTCGACTGTGATCTCGGTGGCGTCGTAGTCGCCCGCGCTGGCCGTCACCACACCAGTGCGCCCAAACACGGAGTCCACCGCGCCCCCGCCCTCGACGGCCGCAGTAATGGCGGCATCCAGATCCGACAGCACCTCCTGCACATCCGTGCCGGCAGAGTTCGCCAACCCTTCGGGGTCCACCGCGATTTCGCTGGCGTCATAGTCCCCGGCTTGCGCGGTGACCGCGCCACTGCGACCAAACACCGTGGCCACATGTTGGGCGAGCATCGCCTCGACATCATTGCCAAAGCCTGCGGTCGAAACAACCGAGACGATCGCATTGCCGCTGAACGCAATCCGCGCACCGCCCGCGCTGCTGGCCTCCAACGTGCCGCGCGTGACAACCGAGGTGGCGTTGTCATATTCGCAGTCGCGGCACACCTCCCAGGCTTCGCCCTCAACGATCAGGATGTCAACCGTCGCATTCGCCCCGTAAGCGGCGGCGAACGACTGATATCCTGGCAGCGGCGCGCTCAGAGTAATCGGGCCGATGCCCGGACCCGTGACAAGCGTCATCTGCACTCGGTTGGCATGCTGGCTCATTGCGTCTCCTCACCGTGGCCACGCCGCAGCCGCCCGCGAAACAACAGGACATGCAGCGGCACCAGCCTTGCCCATCGCCCCTGCAAGGGCTTGCGCGGCTTGTACTCGATCACTCGGATTCCCTCGATGGATCGTGCCCACATGAAGTGCGGCACCCAGGTTGACCTGCTCTTTCTGACCACCAGATAGCCGCCGTGGCGCCAGAACAGCACCAGGGCGACGATCAAGCAGTTCGACCGTCGAGCGCCCTCACTGCGTCGGCTCATCGGTCTGCGCCGGACGCGCCGGCGTGACCATCAGCGCGACCTCGTTGCCTTGCGCATCGCGCCCCGTGATGGTCTTGCTCACCGCCGGGTTGCGCGCATCCACCTGGATGGCGCCCTTCTCGAACACGATCGTGGCCTGCGGCGGCGCTGCCGGCGTCACAGGCTCCGGCGCGGGCGCAGGCTCGGCCGGCGCCGCACTGCCCTGATCGATCACCAGGGCCGACAACTCGTCAAGCCGCGCCATCAGCGTCTCCATCGCCGCAGACGACTGCGCTTGCAGATCCGCCTGATACTTACTCGCGTCCGCCTCGATGCGCGCGATCTCCAGTTCCGTGTCCGCCCGCTTGTTGATCTCTGCCGTGCGGTTGGCCAGATCGGCCTGCGCCTTGGCCAGCTGACGGGCCATGGTCTCCATCTCGCGCGCCGCCGCCTCCTGCACCCGCCGCACCTCGGCCTCCACGTCCGGCCCGGGGTCGCCGGCGGCAATGCGCTCGGCCTCCGCGTTGATCTTGCGCACCTCGGCCGCCACGCGCTCCAGTTCCAGCGCTGCGGCCTGCTCCTGCCGGGCCATCGCCGCCGCCTGCAGCTGCTGCTGTTGCGCGATCTGCTGCTGCTCCTCGGGCGTAGGCTCGCGCGTCGGATCCGTCTCGCCCGTCATCCGGCGCAACTCCGCCACGATCTCGTTCTTGTTCGGGAAGTCAGAGAACTCGAACGCCATGCGCATGAGCTTGAGCGCCAGTTCCGGCGCCACGCCAGCACGGCCCACCAGCGCCATCATTGCCTCGAACATCGCCTGCCGCAGCGAACCCGCGAAGTCCTGCTCGGCCACGATGAAATCCGCCTGCCCGGCCGTCACGTCGTTGAGGTAGCGCACCGATCCGTCCGGCTGCACCTCCGGCTCGTTGATCTTCGTCCACTCCAGGCGTCCGCGCTCGCCCGTCAGGCGCAGCACCTTGGGCGCCACCATGAACTGCTCCACCAGCGAGAGCACCTTCTGGCCCTGCTCCTGCACCGCCAGCCGCAGGTTGTCGAACGGCTCCGTCGTCGTCACCGAGCCCTGCAGCTGGCGCGCCTTGATCGCCTCGCCCGACTGCGCGTTGGTCTGGCGCCCCAGGTTCTCGTCGTTCACGCCCGTCATGCGCTGGATCTTGTTCGCATCCAGCGCCATGAACTCCAGCTGCCCGCGCGCCATCTCCGCATCGCGCCGCAGGTCGAAGCGCTTGTTCGCGTTCGTGATGATCACGCCATCGGGCCGGTCGGCCTCCTCGCGCGCCTCATCCCAGTCGTCCACCGCGCCCTTGTCCGCCACGATCTGGTTCGTGCTTAGCACGAACAGCGCCTTCGAGCCCCGCTTGTTCAGATCCTCCTGCACGTCGCGCACCCGGCGGATCACCCCATAGGGCAGCCCGTCGCGCCCGCGCCGGTAGCACCACACCGGGGTCAGCGGGAAGCGGTTGTGGCGGTACGGCGACACGCCCACATGCAGCAGCGCGCCCTCGACAAACGTCGCCACGTGCATGCGCATCGCAATCGAGTCCACCAGCCCCACGTAGCCCGCCTGCACCGCATGCTGCATGTCCTGGTTGGCCGGCTCGAAGATCATCCCGTCAAAGCGCGAATCCCCGAACATCACCTGTGTGCGCGCCGGCATGCGGAACCACGCCTCGATCGGCTTCACGCGGATGCGCCGGTTGTTCACCATCCCCGCATCCGTCACGAACGTCCGCCGCCCGATCGACTGGCCCAGCGCATCGCGCGCCTCGAAATGCTGGCCCAGGTACCAGAACTCCTCGTCCTCCTCGCCCGTCACCGACAGCGAGGTCGCCGCCTCCTCCAGGCGGGTCGCCCGGGTCGGCCAGATCGCCTTGGCCACATCCAGGTCCATCCAGCGCCAGCGGAACAGGTAGCGCGCATCCGACAGGTCAAGCTCGATGGCCGACGAATCCCACAGCACGTAGCGCCAGGACTCATAGCCCGAGAAGATCAACTCCTTCGTCGGGTCCGCCCGCACCCCATCCTCGACCCAGCCGATGCCCACCTTCATCGCCTCAGAGAACGCCCGCGAGCGCACGAACTGCACCCGGTTCACGTCGGAGAGGTACTTCAGCACCTTGGTCTTGGCCTCGGCCCCGGCGATGTCGTCGTCCGTCCTGGGCAGGATCTTCCAGTCCACCCGGGTGCGCCGCTCCGTGCCCACCATCCAGTCGACCATCGGCGCCACTTCGTTGAACACCAGCGGCGCCTGCCCGCGATTGGTCACCTCCTCCGCGTCTTCCTGCGACCACTGGTCACCGTCGTAGAAGTCGGCATCGATGGCCATCTGGTAGCGGTTCACCGCCTGCCGCTCGCGCTCCTGGTAGTACCAGTCCAGCAGCATCCGATGGATGCGCTGGTTCTGCTCGTTGTCCAGGTCGCTCGGCGCCGAGGGCTTCGGGCCTTTCAGGGCGGCCGCGTTCTGCTCGTCCAACTCAAACTCGACCGTATGCTTGGCCGGCCGCGAACGAACATTCTCGATGGCCATCAGTGGACCCCCGCCCGCTCGAAGCGCGCCAGTTTGTCCGTGCTGGGCGCCGTCACCTCGGCCCCGGCGATCGTGCGCCCGCCGATCTGCAGTTCCGCCTCCCCGATCACCGGCCCTTGCGGCCCCGCCACCACCGGCGCCGGCGGCAGCCGGGTCAGATCGCCCAGGCCCTCGTGGATCACCTTCGCCACCCGATACCACGCCTGCGTGGATGGCTCCCAGCCCCAAAGCTCACACGCCAGCTTCGCCTGCTGCGCCAGATAGCCCGGATCGTCGTAGCGCCACGCCGCCGAATCGCACACGCAAAACGGGGTCACGCCCTGCTTGCGCCGCAGCGGGTAGAGGATCATCGCGCGCTCGTCATTCACGTAGGCGTAGCTCGCCACGATGTCCCCATGTACCCGGTGGAATCGTTCGTTGCGTCCGCCAATCTCGATGCCCATACGATGCCCCTCACACGTAGACCGACCGAGGCCGCACCCGCTGTCGCGGCACGTCTCGCTTCGGTCGATCCTTGAATCCCGTCAGGCTGCGACAGTGCGTCGTCAACGCCGTCGCATGCGCCTCCAGCGTCTCGGCCGGGAACCCCAGCTGCTCCGCCACCCGGGCCAGCAGCTGCCGGCTTTTCTCCACCGACTGCGCGCATGCCGTCGTCGGCCCCATCTTGATGCGCACCTCGACCCCGTCGACGTTGACCAGTGCGCAGCGCTCCCGCCGCCCGTGGTAGCGCGTCATCCACTCATCCATCGCCACATGCACACTCATACCGTCATGTGCCCTCGTGTGCGCCGGCGCTCGAACGACGCACCCACGCCGCCCGCCGTCCAGCCCTGCGCCCACATCCGGAACGCATCCGCGCCGTGGATGGCCGAGTTCTCCAGCGGGGTCGGCCGGTACGCGCCCAGGCGCTCATCCCACTCGTACTGGTAGTTGTCCAAGCAGGCGATGCCCTCGGCACAGGCATGCTCATCGATCTCCACCAGCGCGAACTTCTCGCGCGTCAGGTCGTGCCCGACGGTCAGGTCCGCGATGCGCGGCACCACCACGATGTTCTGCAGCCCCCGCTTCTCCAGCTGCTCGCGCACCGATCGCCCGTCCTTGTTGCTCATCGAGGCCAGCGTCTGCGTCTCCGCATCGTGCGGCAGGTAATGCGCCAGGAATGGCACCTCATGGCGCATCTGCCACTCCTGCAGCTTGGTGAAGTAGTGGGCCGTGTCCTGAAACGCGTCTTGCAGGAAGCCCACGAACCGATGCCGGCCTGCAACGAACTGATGGAACCAGATCGCCGTGTGATCCCGCCGCCCCAGATCCCAGAACGTGTTCACCGCATGCCCCGGCACCACCGGGTAGTCCCCGATGCGCCCGCGCTCGCGCAGCCACGTCATCTGCCGGCCGTAGATCGCGCCCGCCACCGCTGCCGCGAACGCCTCCTCCGGCGTCGATGGATGCTCCGCGTTCATCAACTCGCCCAGCGTCTCCTCCTTCTTCGCCCACCACGCCCGTTGCCGGTGCGTCGTCGCAATCCCGTGCTTGGCGTCCAGGTCAGCAAAGTAGCGCGCCTGCTCCTCCGTCAACGTCACCTCGGCCGCGTCCGCCTCCGACAGCGCATTGCGCGGATCCTGGTGCCACGCGAAGAAGTGGAAGCGAAAGTCCAGCGCTGTCAGCTTGCGCCCCGAGATGCGATGCTTGCGCGCCGTCTCGCACAGCCCGTAGAACGTCCCGTCGCGACCCTCGGCCGTCGACTCCACGAAGATCATCTGCCCCTGATGCACCGCCTGGAACGAACCGGCCACGATCTCGGCCGCCTTGTCCGGGTAGCGCCGGGCGATCTTTCCCATCTCGGAAACGTGCAGGAACTGATACGTCCCCGACCGCACCGAGGTGCCCACCGCGATGCGCGACCCGTTCGAGAACTGCAACTCGCTCTTGGTCGACGTGTCCGCCGCCACCGCCGCCCGTATGCCCTCGGGCAGCTGCTCGTACGGGAACAGCACCTTCGTTCGGAAAATCTCCTGCGCCTCGCGCAACCCGTGCGCGATGATCCCCACGTTCTGATGCCGGTTCCACAGCGCGTGATCCAGCGCCATCAGGTCGATCAGCGTCGTCATCCCGTGCTGGCGGCTCTTGAGCACCACGTTCAAGAACCACAGGTCGTCCAGCAGCGCCAACTGCACCGGATTCGGGCGGAACGGGATCGGTCGGCCCGCCGTGTCCTGAATCCGGTAGAGGTTGCTCAGTCGCCAACGAGGGTCAGCGTAGTGGGTAACGTCGTGCGCGAGGGCGAGCACTGGTCAGCTATCGGAATCTGGCGGCCGTTCGCCGCCACGTAGGTCATCAACTCCTCGATGGCGGTCGCCTTCTGCTTGTTGTCCCGCTCGAACAGGCCGAGATGCTTCATCGCCTTGTCGACCATCTCGACCTTGCTCCAGAACTTCACCTCCGCCACCAGCACCGGCTCGCGATCCTCGCCAGAGCCGCGCATCCGCGTCTCCACCTTGATGCTGGCGATCGCCTTGGCCGTCGCATCGTCGAGCTCATGGATCTGCTTGAGCGTCCCGTCGGCGTTGAAGCACCGGCGGATGTCCGAGTGGACACAGGCCGCCACCTGGGCGAGCACCTGCTCGGTCTCCAGCGCCATCGCCTTGGCCACCTTGGCCTGCCGCGCGGCCAGCGCCGCACGAAACTCCGAGTCCTGCTTGAGCAGGCGCGATGCGTGTTGCGCCGCATGCCGCTCGTTGCCCGCGCCCCAGCCAGCGGCCAGGGCCGCCTTAGCGTGGTTGCCGTGCCGGATGAACTCCTCAATGTAGATCGCTTGGCGCGTCACCACGTCCTCGCGCGCCTTGCGGTTCGCCTGCGTCCGGGGCCGGCCCTCGGCGCGCGTTTTTGGCGTCACTGCCGCGCCTGCTCGTAAAGCTTGTAGACGATGCCCATCAGCGCCGTGATCGGCCAGTTCACCGCTCCCACCACTAGCGCCAACTCCGCGCCCGACAGCCCCGAGCGCTCCGCGAACGACCGCGCCCAGAGGTAACAGTCCACCAGCATCCACAGCAGCACGGCCACCTGCACCCGGCGCACAACGCGGCGCTGGTCGATCACATCGAGCACCGCCTCGATCCACCCTCGCACCGTCGCTCCGATGCTCATGGGTTGCGCACCTCGCACCAAACTTTGCCCCGGCGCGTAGCTGCGTCAATCCGCTCCGTCAGCGCATCCGTCAGCCCGCCGGAGTCCCACAACAGCCCGTCGCGCTGGTTGCGATGCCGACCCATCAGCGGGCAGCCCTCCGAGTGATCGACGTTCGAGCCCCCATGAAACCGGATCCCCTCGAACGATGGCACCGCCATGATCAGCGGCATGCGCCGCTTGAACTTGTTGGACCAGTTCACCGAGACCTCATACGTGCCGGCCGGGATGGCCGTCTCCCCCGCCACCTTGAGGTCATGGCGCCACAACCATCCGCTGTCGGTCACGATCTCGCGCATCGTGTCCTCCAGCGTCCAGCAGAAATGCTCGCCGTCGAGCAGCAGCGCACCCATCGTCCAGCCCTCGGCCAGCGTGTCGCGCGCCAGCAGCATCCTCATGTGGCGTTGCCCGTTTTGACCTTGACCCAGGCCGCGACGCCAATCGCGCAGAGGCCCACCAGCACGAACAGGTTGCGCAGCACCGAGCGCCCGACAAAATGGGCGAACCGATCCCAGGCTGCGTCCGCCGCCCTCTGCGCCAGCTTGTCCGCCAGCCGGTCCAGCTGCTCGTCCGACAGCGTGATCGGCCGGCGCTCGTCGACGGACGGCTCGCTCATCTCATCACCGCCGAGAAGCCGGCCACGAGGGCTCCCATGATCCCGATGACAATGATCCCTGCCACCACCGCTACCGCCAGCTGCATCAACCGAACGCGTTGCATGCGACGCCTCCAGACGAAAAAAAACCCGCCCCGGGAGCCCGGTCGGGTCGTGCGGCGCGACGTTGCCCATCGTGCCGTAATTGCCCCCATTCGACGACAGAAAATCACAACGGGTCAAGAGTTTTCCCATCAGCGCGCCACGATGACACCGGCATGCACCAGCTCCTCGGCCATGCCCTCCTGCGCCTGCTCCTCCAGCGCGCTCAGCAGCGCCTCGATCTCGCGCGCCCGGTGCCCCATCGTGTTGGCATGGCAGCCATGCCGCTCTGCGAGGTCGGCCAGGAACATCCCTGCCCCGAACCGGCGCCGCACGAGGTCGTACGCCACCCGGGCCGACACCTCCCCGCGCATCTGCGGCGCCGCAAAGCGGGCCAGCGCCCACATCCCGCCCGAGCGCAGCGCGCCCGACCCATAGGCTGCCGCCACCCACGCTTGCCACGTCGCCGGCTGGCGCGCCAGGAACGACAGCAGCAGCGCCGCCTGGGTCGACCGATCCTGCCTCGACAACGCGCCGATGGCGCTCGTCCGCGACCCACGCGCCACCTGCCAGCGGCCCAGCACCGGCGCCTGATAGGCCGGCGACTGCGGCGCGAACGCGAACCGCAGCGCCGCTGACAGGCTGGGGAACAGCGGCTCGTCGGTCATCATCCACGCATCGCCGCGCCCGCCACGGCCCGCTCGATCATCTGCAACGCCTCACCGGAGCGGATCTGCCCGGGCACCACGCGCAGCAACGTCCAGCCCGCAAGCGCCGCCTCGTTGTACTTCTCCGCATCGCGCAGGAATCCACTCGGGCGCGTATGCCTCCCGCGCACCCAGATCCCGCCCTCGATCTCGACCGCCACGCGAAGCAGCGGCCACGCGAAATCGAGCCGCCAGCGCCGAGGCGGCGCGAACCGATACTCCCGCTCCCAGCCCGCCACGCCAGCGGCGCGCAGCTGCAGGGCCAACAGCGCCTCTGGCGCGCTCTCAGCCCGCATCCGGCCCCAACCTCGTCGTCGGCGCCTGCGCCGCCTCCAGGCGCTTCACATCGGCCCGGCCGGCCGCATGCGCCGTGCAGAGATACATCCGCTGCGCCCGTTTTGCGCCCGTCAGCCTGACGTGGGTGGCCGGCATGCGGCAGCCCAGCTGCATGCAGCAGCGCTCCAACGCGGCGGGCAGCACCTTGTCCACGTCAGGCCGTCCGCCAGACGCGAAAGCCGATCGTCCCGTCCTGCACCACCGCTTGAGCCGTATTCATCGTTTCCTAACCCTTTGTTTTGGTTGAGACGTATTGACCGGCTCCACCACCACCGCCGGCACCACCACTGCATCGGGCGGCAGCGATGTCGCCCCGCCCACGAACAACGTCGCCCCGTCCAGCATGTCCGCCGGCAGGCCGCCGAACGCCTCGACCGGCCGCTCCGTCCAAGGCATGACGTAGTCAGCGCGGTACTCCGGCCCGACCACCGTCAGCCGGATCTTCGGCAGCCGCCGGACCTCACCCATCGGCCCGCGCACCCTCGCGCGACAGCCTCGCCTCAAGCTCCACCAGCGCCTCGGGCCGGTACAGGTGGGGAAAAGCCCGCATCGTCCAGGCGATGGCCTGATCGACCGCCCGAATCCGCGCCGACACCGCCGCGCATTGCGAGGCCATGAGCAGCCGCCACTCCGCCGGCTGCGGCAGGAATCCCGACGGCAGCGGCGGCCGTGGGCTGTTCTTCTCCGTCGGCTCCGGCCCGCCGCCCGCCGGCGAGATCCGATGCTCCTGCACCTCGACCCACTGCTCTGTCTCGCTCATCGCTCCTCCTCGTCGGTTCCAGGTTCTCGTTCCCATGCCGGGCAGCGCGCACTCGCCACCCGTCCATGTCTCTCGCACCACAGCGGCCCGTCCGTGCCGATGGACCAACGGCATGAAAAGCACCCGTAAGTGCCTGTTTCATTGGTTGAAAAGAAACTTGTTGCGCTCATCTTGATTCGTGCGTACGATTCAAGTCACGGGATCCACGTCGGAGCCCACCACCCGGGAGGTCCGCATGAGCTACTACAACCACGCCGTCGTGTTGCACCCCTACGGCGAAGGCCCTGACAAGGGCGACGTCGGCATCGACACCCTGATGTGCCACGGGTACTGGGAGTACGCCGACGGCGAAGAAGGCGGCGAACTGCTGTTCGAGGTGCTGGAGGACGGCCGGCTCGAACTGGTCGACTACGACGGCGCCTTCCAGCTTCCCCGGCCCGTCGTCGCCGCCCTGACGGCCCACGGCATCGCCATCGACGAAACCTTCTGAGGAGATCCAACCATGGCCATGAAAAAGCTCGCCGCCACCACCGGCATTCTCGTCCGCCCCAACGGCGGGGGCGTCTTCCACGACATCGAGGTCCACGGCGACCTGCAGGCGCTGATGGAGCGCCTCGCTGCCAAGGCGGCCAACAACCGCAGCGGAAAAACAACGCTGTGCCACGGCCTGATCAAGGTCGTCGCCAAGCGCCGCTGACCCCACCCCGGGCGCCCCAAGCGGGCGCCCCTTCAGGAGACATCCATGAGCGCCATCGAAACCTTGTTTGACGCAGCAGCGCAAGCCAGCGCCCGCACCGGCATGGCCCT